TTGCCTGAGACTAGTCAGAGCACGCTGCTCACCCTGTTTAGCGCCTTGGGCAGCCGCTTGCCGCATACCAGCTTGGAACTGATCGGCGGTGACGTAATCCACTTGGTTGATGCGTTCCACGCTGTAGCGCACGTCGATTGGCTGTATTGCGGTGGATCCGGCACCGCTCTCTGAGTCTGTCCCACCACCAGCAGGCCCGCCAGTAGATCCAGGTGAACGGCGATAACGCCCCATTGCACCATCAAGTTTTGCTGCGACGCCAAGCTTTCCATCGGCACCACGCTTAAGCGGCATGATCGCTTCGGGGCCAGCTTCGCCCATCAGCCCAGTACGTGTCACTCCACCGTTAGCGAACTGGAAGAGGGTCGGCGAGGAGACGACGGAGTTGGTGAACATGCCGCCATTAGCGAAGGCGGCGACACCATCTGCGAAATAAGCACCGTTTGCAGCTCCAGGGAACTTGAAACCGCCCTTGGGTATAAATGCTTCACCCGGCATTTCGAAATTCTTTGCCGTTTCAGATCCACCGCCAAGCAATCCGGCAAACATCTTCGCAATACCAATCGCTACATACATCGCAATCATGCGAGTACCTTCTTTAATCAAAATATCTCCCATGGCCTTCAGGAAGTCTGCAAACACTTCTTTTGCTGTTGTCGTGCCTTCAACCAGGCCACTGATGCCATTTGCAATTGAATTTCCAACTGCGTCGCCGATACCCTGAGAGACGCGAACGGCGACAGCTTCAAGATCCTTCAACTCTTGCTCTGCGGTTGAAATAAATTCTTGAATCTTTGCTCCAGGGATTTCTTGCGGCGCTGGGCCAGCACCCTCTAGCGCCTGCTGCTCAGTAACACCACGAGCTGCCTTTAGATTTTCGATAGCAGTAGTTAGCTCATTTATCCTGTCGGCCCCAGCTTTTGCGTTTACTGCTTCATCAAGAAGAATTTGATTAAAAGCAATTTCGGAGTCAATTGCACTTAAGCGCCCACTTACAAGCCTCTGGAAACTGGCAAGTCTTTCGGCTTCCGCAGGGATAACACCTTCTTTCAGGAGCCTGAAATACGTTTGTGCATACTGCTGGTCCAGTTCCTGCGCTTTTCTGAACTGAACGAATGGATCGGCGGCTTGACGTTTTGCTTCTTCTGCAGCAATAAACTTGTTGAGCTGAATTTGAGCAAGCTTTTGCTTTGTGATGCCCTCCTCAAGTGCGTGCTCATTATTTAACTGCTTGAGTCTTTCGTCAAACAATGTTAGAGCCTGCTGCGTTGTTCCATTTCTACTTGCCTCAATTAAAGCAATTTCTTTTTCAACTTCGTATGCCGCAAGTCTTTGCATATAAAGATTATCCATCAGCGAAAGCTGTTTATTCAGCCCCGCTTCTTCTCCCTCAGAAAAAGCAGCGATCCGAACAAGCAAGTCAATTGTTTGCTGACGCTGGCCATAAAGAGCTGCTTCTGCTTGAAGACCACTCTTGTAAAGTTCTTCTTGGCGCCTAGCAATTTCTTCGTTAATTTGCCGCAATTTCGCGGCAAGTTCAAGATTGGCGCCACGAATCTGAGCAAGGTTCTGCTCTGCGTTGAATATCTTCCCAATCCAGCCATTTTTGATTTCAAGTAGCTTGTTGTCGTACTCTTGAAGTGCAACGGCTCGGGCCGCGTTGACATAACGAGCACCATCCCGTTCAAGTGTCAACCCTGTCAGAGAGAGTTGTTTAGCCTGTAATGCAACCTGCGCCTGAAGCTCTTGTGTGACAGCTTGCGCTTGGCGCTGCTGGTCTTGCTGCTCCGGCGTGAGCTGCATGTTCGGTTGTGGGATATTGGCCCTTGACTCAAACCTGCCATAAAGTTGCGCGACTTGCTGCCTCTTCTCGGCCTCATTGAACAAATTGGCGCCAGAAAGAATTCTTTGCTCTTCCGTCTGAAGCCTTCTCCTGTCTTCTGCTGACAAGCCTGAGAGAATATCCTGCTGTCTCGCGGCCTCCCGGCTAATGCTATTGCTCGCACTGACAATATCGCTTACCCAGTCAAGTAAATCAGCCATTGGCCCTGCAATTGCGGCCTGCAGTTGCAGATTGAATTCTGCCCATGCTTTGCTCAGGCGAGAAGAAGAATCTCCAAGGCGCTGAAGATCCTCGACTCCCTGTACTCCAATCTTTCTGATAATTTCTGCCTGGATTTCACCTGCTGCCTCGGTCAGGCGACCAGACTCAATCAATTTGGAAATATAATACTCTTGCTGACGACTTGCAAGCAGTCCTGCCGCTTTTAGCTGCTCAAAGCCTTCGATCGGGAATCGAAGTGACTTGCCTGTGTCTTGAGCGGCTTGATTTAAGTTGTCGAAAGCGGTGCCAAGTGCTGTGCCAATCAACGACAAACCAAAGCCAAAGCCGCCGCCTGCAAAGCCGCCAGCGGCCCCACCAAGCCCACCAAACGCAGCCGCTCCGACGCCTTGGCCGAAGAGCAACGGGAAGGCGCCGCCAATTAGACCTTCAGATGCAGCGCGACGAATGGACTCTTGACGCGCTCTTCCAGTATTGACGCGACGCTGACGACTGGCTCGCAGTGATTCAGGATCAAGGATGCCTTGAGAGACTCTTTCTTGCGGCGTCATTGCCGCAATTGGGCGCTGACGAAGCTCCTTATTTCTTTCGCGAATGATCTGAATCGAGCGCTGAAGCTCTTCATTTTCCTGTTGCTGAACAGCCAGAGAGCGCCCCTTGTCGTTAATGGTTCGCCTTTCAAGCTGCCCAATAGTCGCAGAAAATCCCTGCTGTTTTGACATCTTCTCGAGCAGATCCTGCTGAAGCTGATTGATTCTTGCTGTTGTATTGAGCAGCTCCCTGTAGGCTGATTGGGCGGTTTCGGTTCTTCCGCCCGGAAACAATTCTCCACGCGCCGGAACCTGCGAGAGCGAATAAGAAGATCCAGTTAAAAACGCAGATCGCTCCCTTGCAATCTCGGCGCTTTGCCGTCCTTGCGTAGCAATTCTTCCGCGCTCAATCGTTTGACGAATAAATCGCTGCGTCGAAGACTCACCCTTCGCCCTTAACTCGTTCGCCTGCTTGAGATACTCAGCGATTGTTTTGGCTTCGGTAGCAGCTTGACCCAAACCCTCAGCAAACAACAGGGATGTATCTGCTGCCTCTTGAGTCCTTTGCGCCATCGCTCCCGTCGCTGTCGCAAGAAACTCTGGGCTGAGAAGCTCTCTCGCTCCACCACCAATGAACGCGCCACCGCGACCACGGCGCATTGGGCCAGCGAATGCCGTTTGGCCAGCGGCAGGGAGCGCCGGAAGTGTTTCAATTTTCTTGCCTACGGCATCAAGTCCAGAACGTGATGCGTCAAGCACCATGTTCATCTCGGAGGCTTTGTTGATTACCGATTCAAAAAGATTTGTCTGTCTGTCAAGAGTAAGTTTAATGTTTTCGCCAAATTTTGTTTCACCAAAACTTTTGCCAGCAAGAAACACTGCATCAGCAGCGGTTTTCATTGCTGGAGCAAAGGCGAGAGCAGCAACAGAGGCAAGACCGAGGGAGCCAGGGACATTGCCTAGCGCCGAAAGCATGTCGTTGATAATTGCAGGCACGCCTCCAAGGGCTCCGTTCAGTGCTCCGCCGATCGCGTTTGCAGCCGTTACTGCCGGTCCCTGAAGAGCCCCCAGGTCAATGTTGCCAATAGCCTCTTGGGCGGCTACATAGGCACCACCGACGCCAAGAGCACCAAGGCCCAACCCCCCTCTAACTAAAGCATTTCTCGTGCCAACCTGCACGTCCCTCGCAGCCCTTTTAACATCTGCGCCGCGCCCAAAAGTAACGGCCTCAAGCAAAACATCTCTTATCTCCTGCTCTCTCTTTTTGCGCTTTTCAACAATAGATACCCTTTCCGACTCAAGGCGAATACTTTCACTAATTGAATCTTGGCGAATTTTAGCTATTTCTGTTTCTACGCTAAGTAATTCCTTTGCAATTGTTTCTCTTTCTTGGAAAAAGCGAGCACCTCCGGCGGCTCCAGCCGGCAGCGGACCAGCTTCGGTGCCATAGGCATCTGGCCTGCCACGAAGACGCGCAAATCTAGAAAGCCTTTCACCACGAAGCCTATCAGCTTCTTTGGCGGCATCTTCAAAAAATTCTTTCCATGAACGGCTAGTATCCCTCGCATTTTGTTTTATTTCAAGCGCTTGTCCTGCGGCATCATCGAAAAATGATCGCAGCTTTCCTTGTGCATCTTTTTGGGTCTGCTGAATTCTTAGCGTGCTATTTCTTGCATACTCAAAGAAATTCTTCCAAGATTCTTCCGCCTTTCTTGCCGAAATAATAGCCTCGCTCCTTATTCGAGCTTGCCTAAGAGTTGATTCAAGTTCTCTTGCAACTCTGTCAAGCGACTCTTTCAGCCTTCTTGAAATATCCTCCGCTTCAAATTGTGAGCCTCGTGCTGTTGCAGATCTTAAAGCCCTGACTTGGCGACCCACACCACCAAAAGAAGCAACCGGCGCACCAGCGGCACGCAGCTCTGCAATTCTCCTCTCAAAAGCTTGTGTACTAAAAAATGCTTTTGATTGAAAACTGGAAAGGCGATTTAGCTCATTTTGCCGTTCAACAACCCTGCCAAGCTCAACAGCAAGTGTTCTAACAATAGAAAGATTCTTCGTGCCACCTTCGGTTGCAGCGTCATAAGCCTCTTTGATATTTTTAATTTGGCTCCTAAGGCCATCGCTAAGCCTTTCCCCTCCTCCTCCGCGAGAAAGTTGTTCAAGCTTTCGCTCGTAAAGATCAACGGCAGAGTTAAGTTTTGATTGATATTCAATTGATCGCAGAAGTTCTCTATTGCGCTCCGAAAGTATTGATCGAGTTAGGCGAGCACTTCTTTCTTCTTGTTGACCAATTTGCCTTAAACGGGCAGCACGAAGCCTTGTTTCTCTGTCGGGATCTCTTGTAAATCTTCCTGTAGCAGGATCCCTTGGCTGCGGCTTAATTGCAATGCTGTTAATATCAACGATCTGACGCTCAATGGCTCTTAACCTGTCGGCAAGGCGAGTAAGTTCTCTTTGCCCAGAGATCAAAAGATTGATCTGAGCGTCGTAACTAGCCACCTTGATCGACCTGAAGTTCTCAACAGTCTAGCCAGACACGAAAAAGCCGCCTAAGGCAGGCGGCTAGCGACGAGTCTGACGCTTGATCTTCTCCATCTCTTTCTCTTGCCGCCTATTCTTAATAGAAAAGTAGGCGGCCCAAAGAGCGAACTCCTCATCTGTCACCTTGTTTTTAAGTTCAAACAAAGTGCAATGCAAAGCTTCTGCGAGAGAAAGCTGGAAATAAAGCCTGTTGTCAGACTCTAGCTCTTGCTCAATCGCTTTTGGAGTCGGGCTCTACATCCTCCGAGCCGCGAGGGCGAAGAACACAAAGAATTAGTTTTTGCACATCTTCATCTTCGACCTCTCTGCGCAGAACGGCGGCGTCTCCAGACTTAAAAAGTCGCTCACCATTCTCGTCAAGAGCTTTAGAGATCAAAAGCTGCATTGCAAAGTCGTTTGCATTGTCAGACTTCGCATCTTTTTGCGCCTTCTCGCGTTCAGCCGCCGTCAAGGGTGTTGCGTAAAATACGAATTCAGTGCCATCAACAAGCTCAACAACTTGTTTGATTGGCTCAAAGTTTGAAGCCTTACGCAGGCGATCAATTGCCCTCATCGGAGAGGCTGGGGTAGGGGTGGCGGCCATAAAAAAACCTTGGTCAGCTCAGATTGTAGATCAAGTGCGCGCTCAACGCAATCAACGAGAGATTTCCTCAAAGTCCATTGAGGCAACCACTTCGTCATTGGCTCCATCAGAAGCAAGAACCAGGGTCAGCTCGTAAGGCGTGGAATTGAACGAGTCTCGTTCTAGTTGAAACTTAAACAAGGCTTCCTTGAGAATGTCAATCCCTGCAGCAGTTTGATTTGTTGAACTAAAAAATCCGCTTGCAATAATTCGCCCACCAGTGTAAGAGGCTCCCGTAATATTATAATCAACAGAACTATTTGCTCCGGCGCTCACCCAAGTGCCTCCAACAGTCGTGCCAGTTACGCGAATTTGCCAGTTAAAGCTGGCAGTAGAAATACCAAGTATTGATATTGCCGTAGTAATCACGATTCCGTCAAGACGTGCTGACTTCAATCGAATTGAAATGACAGGGTAGAAAGTGCCAGCGGTCCCAAGAACCCTAGGCGAATTAACTGGAACAGAAACAGCTTGCTGCAGACCGCGAAGTTCATAGCCGCCCTCCGAGATGACGGTCGAACAGATTTGCTTCATAGTGCTAGTAGTTGCTACTCCAGCGATATTTTCAATCTCATAGCGAAGTGGCAGCGATGCAGTGGTAATGTATGTAGACGTAATTAGGTTGGCGTGATGGAAGGAGTGACAATGGACAAAAGTGCCGTCAATTACAAAACCCAAGCGAACAGTGCCAAGACCTAACCATTCAATATCGGCCCAAAGGATCTGAGCTTTTGCAATATCAAGCGTAAAACCTGACTCACCCGTCCCATCAAGCCTGTCGCCGTTCCAGCTTGCTTGAGTAATTCTTGTTTCGATAACAGAACCACTGACCGAACTACGCTCAACAAAGGAAAGCGTCGAATCCTCCAGCTCCAAGTAGATCCCGTTGGCCGCGCCGTAATATCCAACGCGCTGCCTAAGCCCCGTTTTCGCGGGGCTCATCACAAAAGTATTCAGGGCAAGCAGGGACTTGCCGGGTTGATAGCTAAAGCACTTTGTTGTTTCCCTGTAAACTTTTGAGCCAGAGGCTGTCGTTACCCCAAGATTGACGAGTCCCTCGTTCGCGGAAAATGCTGCAGTGCCGCCGCTGGCCGTGCTTGTCGCCCATAGCCCATTGTCGGCATAGCGATGACTGGAGTCAAAAAGAGTCAGCGGAGTAGACGTTCTAAGTCTTGCAAACGCATCGACTGACACACCAGAAAAACTTGCGTCAACTTCAAGCTTTCCGTCGTTAGTTGCATCAATCTCTTTTGCTGCGCCCGTAGGCAGCGTTCCATGGACAACAGCATCAGGCATGATTGCGCTCAGAAAGAATAAAAGCCCCGCCGAAGCGGGGC